TTCAACGATCCACTTGTCTGTTGAGTTCGGGCTGTCGTTTGGCACTTGGTTGCTCGCTTTGTCTAACGTTGCAATGCGTAGGTGAAATGCCCGCTCTCTCCAACCCCAAACATGAGCGGTTCGCACAGGCTCTGGCCAAAGGCGAAACTGCCGATGCGGCCTACGTCATTGCCGGATACGAAGAGAACCGTGGCAACGCTACTCGCCTGAAAGCAAATGAAAGCGTCCTGGCGCGTGTGGCTGAACTTCAAGAGCGTGCCGCTGTCAGGACCGAAATCACGGTCGCCTCGATCACTGAGCGCCTTCTGAAACTGGCCGATGTGGCCGAGCAGACTGGTATCGAAAAAGACGGGGAAACTGGCGAGGTCACCAAGTCCAGCCCCAAGCATCTCGGTGTCGCTCGCAATGCCCTGATGGATGCCGCCAAGCTCAACGGCCTTGTGGTCGAGAAGGGCGAGCATGAGGTGAAGCACCTGGGCATGTCCGTCACCTACGTTACCTCGGGTGAGGCTCCAGCCAATGCAGATAGCGGCGAGGACTACGAGACGGGCTGATGATCTTTGAGCCAATACCGGCCTTTCGGTTTCTGACTGACAAGCCGCTAGGCTCTTACCGATACAGAGGGGCACATGGCGGGCGTGGCTCGGCCAAGTCGTGGTCGGTCGTGGATGGGTCGATCTTCCATGCTGTGACGACGCCGCGCCTTCGTGTGGTCTATCTGCGCGAGATCATGGCGAACCTGAAAGAGTCGTCGCTGGAGCTTGTGCGTTCACGGCTTCAGCACTTCGGGTTGCTGGGCAGCTATTTCCGTGAAGTGGATGGCACCTTCATTGGTCTTGGCGGCCAGAAGATCATGTTCATCGGTCTCTGGAAGGGCGGAAAGCCGGAAGGCATCAAGTCGCTGGAAGGTGCGGGCCTGACCATTCTAGAGGAAGCGCAGGAGGTCCGACAGGCATCGCTAGACGTTCTGCTACCAACCATCCTGCGCACGCCCATTTCCGAACTGTGGGCCATCTGGAACCCGCGCCTTAAGACCGATCCTGTCGATGTGTTCTTCCGTGGTCCTGTCAGGCCCAAACGGGCAATCGTCCGCAAGATCAACTACGACCAGAACCCGCACTTCCCCGAAGCCCTGAAAGAGCTGATGGCGTTGGACTTCACCAAGGATCGGCTGCGAGCGGCTTGGATTTGGCTTGGTGGCTACATGCCATCTGTTCAGGGGGCGATCTGGAACCGCGACGGACTGGACGAGGCGTGGCGCGAAGGGCGAAACGCACCGGCTGGATCATGGGGCAGGGTAGTTGTCGGCGTTGACCCGTCCGGTGGCGGTGATGATGTCGGCATCGTTGTTGCGGCCGAGTATGGGGACGGTGCCATTGTTCTTGAGGATGCAACTTGTCCTGCCACTTCACCGATGGCCTGGGCGACGGCCGTAGCCAAATGCGTTGAGCGTTGGGGTGCTGATTGTGTTGTGGCCGAGAAGAACTTCGGCGGCGATATGGTCGAAAGCACATTGCGGGCTGGTGGCGCCTCAGCTCGGGTGGTCATGGTATCAGCCAGCCGTGGCAAGCAGGTCCGCGCTGAACCAGTCGCAGCGCTCTACGATCAGAAGCGGGTCAGGCACTTCAACCAGTTCCCGCTGCTTGAGGCCGAGATGTTGGCCACTACACCTGCCGGCTTCCAGGGCGACGAATCCCCGAACCGTATGGATGCGCTGGTTTGGGCCGTGACGCATCTGAATATCCAGCCACAGTCCACAGTCGCCATGTTCCTGAAGAAGAGGCACCGCTGATGAGCGCAAGACACCTCCTCGTCAACGTGGCCCAGCGCTCGTTGCAAGCCATGTTCCCGGGCTATTTCTTCGGTGCCCAGAAGCACAACCATGCAGCAGATTTCGGGTATCCCGATCAGGTCAGCTTCGAACATGCCTTTGACGCCTACTGCCGCAACCCGCTGGCCCGCGCCGCTGTCGACAAGACCGTCGGGAAGACGTGGGAAGACAATCCCTTCCTGCAGGAGTTCCAGCGTGACGGGACCGAAGACGGGGACCAAGGCGAGACGCGGATCGAAGCAGATATTCGCCAGCGCTTTGCCGACCTTCGTATTTGGCAGCATTTGGCCGAATGCGACCGGCGCGGACTGGTAGGGGCTTACTCAGGTCTGATCCTTCGCTTTGCCGACAATCAGCCGTTCAAAGCGCCGGTAACGCGAGTTCCGGGCGGACTGCTCGGTCTGGTCGAGGTCATCCCCGCATGGGAAGGCCAGCTTTCCCCGAGCCAGTGGGACACAGACGAGCGATCAGACACTTACGGCCAGCCGCTCATGTACCAGTTCGCTGAGAGCGCGGTAGGCCGACAGAAACAGCCCCGTACCTTTGAAATCCATCCCGACCGGATAATCGTCTGGTCACGTGATGGCACGCTGAACGGTCGTTCTGCTCTCGAGCCCGGCTACAACGCTCTTCTGGACATGGAGAAGATCAGGGGCGGAGGCGGCGAGGGCTTCTGGAAGAACGCTAAGTCCGGCCTAAGCCTGGAGATCGACAAGGACGCCAAGATTGAGAGCATGGCTCAGGCCATGGGCGTCGGCGTCACCGAGGTGGTCGACAAGATCGATGAGCAGGTCGAGGGCTTCAACAAGGGCTTCGACAAGTCCCTCCTGCTCCAGGGCATCAAGGCGACGCCCATGCAGGTCAATCTACCATCGCCTGAACACTTCTTCGCTGTTGCCGCCCAGTCGTTCGCGGCGTCATGGTTGATCCCCATGAAGGTGCTGATTGGCTCCCAGACTGGGGAACGCGCATCGACGGAAGACAGCGAGGAATGGGCTAAGGTCAACATGGCCCGCCGCACCAATATCGTTGTTCCGGCTATCATGACCTTCGTCAATCGGCTCGAGCGCTTCGGCCTGCTGCCGTCGAAGGACTGGTTCTTGTCGTGGACCGACCTCACTGAAAGCTCGATGGCCGAGAAGATCGATCGCGCTGTGAAGATGGCAGATGTGAACTCCAAGCAGCCAGAAGGCGAGATCGTCTTTACCGGTGATGACATCCGCAGCGTTGTCGGCATGGAGCCGCTGTCCGACGCTGATAGGTTCCGCGATGAAGACGATGACGACGCTGCCGCTGGTCTGGAAGTAGATCCGGCTAAGCCAGCCAAGGCTGCCTGACATCCCCTGAACAATCTAAGGAGGCCACGCGTGCATAAGCTCGACGTGAACGCCCGCGCCTTTCTGGTGAACCACGGTCTTGCCGCTGGCGATCAGGTGCGCGTGAACATCCGTACCCTTGCCAATACATCGGCTATCCGGCGTGAGAAGCGCAACGGCCGTGATGTCATCATCGTCCCATCGGCCACGCTGCCTGATGACGTCGTCATGAACGACATCCTCTATCCGGCTGCTGAGATCGCAAAGTCGTTCAAGTCTCTAGAGCGCACTCCTGCACCGTTGGGCCATCCCTCGGTAAACGGCAAGTTCCTGTCGGCTCGCGACCCAGAAGGCCTGAACCAAGGCTGGATCGGCGCATGGAACGAGAACGTACGGCAGGAGAAAGGCCGCGTCCTGTTGGACAAGGTCATCGACGTGGAGCGCGCCAATCAGTCAGAGGGCGGTAAGCGTGTCCTCGCGGCCATAGATGCTGGAGACCCGGTCCACACCTCCACCGGCCTGCTGGCAATGATGGATGCCGCCAATGGCGATGTGTCCTACAAGTTTACTGCTCGCGACATCGAGTTCGACCACGACGCCATCCTTCTGGACGAAGACGGCGCGGCCACCCCCGAGCAGGGCGTTGGGATGATGGTCAACTCGGCGGGCAAAGAGATCGAGGTCGTCAACTCCGTGTTGGAAGACGCGGAACGCGAGCTTGATTGGGCGGTCGAGTCGGCCGTCCGCGCGCTGGAGAAGCAGAAGTCGGCACCGCGCCAACAGCCGCTGATCGAGCGCATCAAAGCAGCCCTCATCGAGGCCTTCGCGGGCACCGAGCGGGAACAACCCTCCAACAACAACACGAAGGACGAAGAAATGGATAAGGTCCAGTTCGACGCGCTTTCCCAGAAGGTTGACGCCCTCTCGGAGAGCATGAAGCCCGATGCCCTTGCTACGGCAGTCGGTAACGCGGTCGCGGCGGCGATGAAGCCCATCAACGACCAGCTGGAAGCACAGGCCAACAGCGCCAAGGCCAAGGACGAAGCCGAGCTGACCGAACTGGTCGGCAAGATCGTCGCCGCCAACCTTATGGACGAGGCCACGGCGAAGGAGCTGACGCTCAACGCTGCTCGCGCTTTGGTCCCTCAGGCTGAACCGGGCAAGGCCGCACCAATCGCCAACGGCTTCAAGCCTCGCACCGGTGAAAACAAGGGCCACGTCGCCCCGAAGGCGGTGAAGTAATGGCCCGCTTCAACAAGATCTACGCCGGTCCGGTAACCCAGACGACACCTCAGGTTCAGGAGCGTATCTGCGCCGCCGCGATCCTGCCGGGCACTGCTCTGGTGGAGTCGGGTGCTAACTTCGCTCAGGCTGGGGCCAACTCTGGCGAGAAGCTGTACATCGCCCAGGACAACTACCTCGCCCTCAAGGGCGTGGACGATGCCTGGCCCGCCGGCGACACCGTCATCGGCATGGAGGCTCTGGACGAGCAGTTCTTCAACGTCCGCGTCCCCACCGGCGTGAACGTCGCTCGCGGCGCTAAGCTGGCCACCAACGCCACGGGCAAGTTCGTCCTGGCCACGGCTGATCAGAACGTCGCTGTCGTGGCCGAGGAGGCCTTCAACAACACTTCCGGTTCCGACCAGTTGGTGCGCGTGCGCATCGCCCGTCGCAACACGGCCGTCGCTTAAGGAGGCCCGGCACATGCGCTACTTCGATGAGAACCTCATCGCCAACTCCCGCCCTCACGCTGAGTGGTGGGATCAGCTTGGCGTCTCGCGCGACTACTTCCACCACGTGGAGGACCACTTCGCGAGCTTCCAGGCGAACGCCTCGGCGATCCTGCCGCGCGACGCCTGGCTGGAACTGGACACCATCACCACCCGCGTGATGCGGGATGATGGCGGTCAGCCGTTCATGGCCGACCTGATGGCCCTGGCCAAGCCGGTCAACATCGGCACCATGGCTCACCTGAGCCGCGTGGCGTCGGACACCAGCAACCCGGTCCATCGCTCGCTGTCGGGGCAGGTCCCGGTGGCGATGGACAAGACCGTTTATGACTACCGTGGGACGGTCGTGCCGATCTTTGCCGACGGCTATGGCCGCGAATGGCGCGAGTGGAACACCCTCCGCTCGGCCAACTTCGACGCCCTGGCCGACGATCAGGAAGGCTCGCTGGACAAGATCAATCGCAACATGGCGGACTATGCGCTGGACGGCGATGCGACGATCAAGTTCCAGGGTTACGCGGCCTACGGCATCCGCAACTCGCCGCTGACCAAGCTGATCAACCTCGGCTCGGCCGCCGGTGGCGCCAACATCGATCTGACCACGGCGACGGCCGATCAGCTGGAAGCCTTCTTCATCGGGCCCTTCGGCGCGATGTTGGATGCCAACCTGATCACCGAGGCGGTGAACCTCTACATCTCGCCGGACATCGCCCGCGCCTGGGACCGCTCCTACTCGAGCGCTGAAGGCTTCAAGCAGGGCACTATCCGCGAGTTCATCGCTCGCAATCGCCGAATCAAGAAGATC